CTAGCAATATTTTCTTGTTCTGTGTATTGGGCAATCTCTGTTGCTGTTACTCCTAGTGATGCAGGATCTATGTATGGTCTTGTAATATCAAGGTTGTCTTCTACTACTGGTTCGTCTGCCAGTACCCCGTCAGAAATTTCTTCATATACTGCAAGGAAGTATGACTTATCATATTTAGAAAATTCTACAGGAAGTTCTAGGGTTACTTTTGACCCTACTGTAGATGTTACAGTCTCCTGTGTTATGATTTGATTTTCAACATCGTCAATTACAAAAACGTAAGGAGTTGATGGATCTGGAACTGTGTAAGTTATAGAAATTGGGTATGGGGGAAGTCTAAGGATTTGCATAATTATTTACCGTAGTGCCTTGCTACTTCTTCAGGAGAAGCCGTTCTAACAGCCTTGTGAGTTAGCCACTTTTCTGCATCGTTGCTAGTGACAATGTTGTATCCTATTTTAAGGGTTCCTACGCCATTCCAAAATATGTTTCTTGTTGAGTAAACGGCTGAGTCTTTTTCTTTCTTGTTTGATTCTTTTTTGACATTTTCATTTGGTGCCCAACTAGCAAAAATCTCAAGGATCTCTAGTTTTGTCTTAGAGTCAAATAGTTCAATATTGTTCTTTTTTGCATAGGCCTTTAATTCCATTACGGTTTTTTTAGATAGTTCTTCAACTGTAAGACTCATATTATCTCCCTATGCTCAATTGTAATTATACCAGAGTTATCTTCTTAAAGATCCTCTTAAGCCTTGCGCTCTTCTTATTCCAGAAGGAGTTCCAGAAACAATTACATTTTCACCAAAGTTTGCAGTAGGTATACAGCCCAAAGCATTGATTTCTGTAATGGTTCCGTTTGGATTAGTTATAACAGTATTTGTTGTTCCACCTGCTGCTATGCAGCCACTACCAAGATGAGTATGCTCTTCTGTTGGATTTCCTGGGTAAGACATTTTTCTCCTTTATATGACTAAGAGGGACAGATTTTACTCTGCCCCCCTTAATCTATTGCTAAGTATTAATTAGGAGTTTGCTGCTGCATCTGCGTAAGCAACTGCATCAAGTTCTTCCCATTGGATACCAAAGCGGATGAATACTGTGTATTCGATTGTGTCCTTCTTGTTGATGTATTCACGATTTACTGTGATATCACGCTGGAATCCCCATACACGGTTCTGTGGGAATGTCAAGTCGACATATCCTGCAGGGTAGTAAGGTACTTCCATAACTTCCACTCCGAGAACACGAGTTGTACGTGCTCCACCGAATGTCTGTGCTGCGCCATCAAGGTATGACTGACGGTTTGCCTCTGTGCCTGGACCCTTGTTAACAAAGGCTTCAGCGATTGCATCTGCAAGTGTACCGTTATTCTTAACGATTCCCTGGAATGCATCTGTACCTGCGTAGAACTTAAGATTGTTCTTAAGTGCACGGTACTTACGTGGCATTGCAAGAATGATATCCTGCATTACGTTTGTTGTCCAAGCATCGTCTACAACTGTTACTGCTGATTCATGAGCATCTGAGTTGTCGCCTGCTAAGTGGACGAATCCTTCCATGATTGAAAGGAAGTTGCCTGTTGAACCGTCGCCGTTAATTGCGAGGTCTTCAATATCGTTAGCGAAAGCATTGGTCATCAAGCGAACTAGATGATCTTCAAGTGCTGCACCTTCAATATTATCTTCAAGCGCTTCTGCTGAAACTTCCCAGTCAAGACGAATCTTCTTTGTAGTAAGTTCGACCTTTGTGAAAGTTGCACCAGCATTTGTGAAATCTGGCTGTGCCTGAGCAGCAGCACGGATTACACGCTCACCAACGTTGACCTTTTCAAGTTCCATGGTGTTTGCACGCATTGTAACTTTACGACCATCCTTGGCGAGAACTGTTGCATCCCACACGTAGTCGATGAAGCGACGAGCCTGCTCTGGTGCTAGAATACCACCTGGTGTTCCAGTTGGGTTTACAGCATTAGCGCCAGATGTTGATCCGAAGTTCGCTGTAGCAATGTTACCAAGCGAAGCAGCGGGTGAAAGATTACCGTTGGCATCTGTGGTTGTTGCACCACCGATAGCACCAGATGCGAATGCGCCATCGCCGTTGTGGGCGTGGGATTCAGTTGGTGATCCAGGATAATTCTTTACGATATCTGTATTTTGTTCCGACATATTGTTCACCTCCTAGTGATTTTATATCTTTAGTTTAATAGGTCGGTTGATTTGAGGAAACGACCGCCCCATAGGGATTTCTGAACCTTTACAGGCTCAAACTGCACGATCTCGCCTAGATCGCCAGACTTGCGGAAAGCGGTGTCTGCAACTACGGCATCAACTCGCTTGCCAAACTCATTGAAGTTTCCTTTGATACTGTTAACTTCTCCAGTTACATTATCAAGAGACTTCGTTACTGCTGCTACCTGCTCGTGAAGAGACTTAACGGTTGCAGCGAGATCGCCAAAGGCATTAGTAAGAGAAGCGTTAATTTCAGCAAGTGCCTTAGCAACTTCTTCTTTAACATCAGCAACTGCATTAGCAACTGCTTCTTCTGTCTTCTCTTCTTCTACTGGTGCTTCCTCTGCATCAGTAGATTCTGCACTACCATCGACTGCTTCTACAGCAGGTGCTTCTTCAGCAACTACTGTTTCTTCAGCGACTGCAGGAGTTTCAACAACTTCTGCTGGCTGTGCCTCTGGAGCAACCTCTGCATTTTCAACTGGAGTATCTAATACTGCTGTTGTTTCTGTCATAGGGTTTACCTCCTTTGTAATCTTAATTGTCCTAATGCCTTTAGCACTATCAACTAAGAACTTAATCATGTCCGCTTTATCAGAATCATATTTTTCAACAAAGCCAATGTTCTGCATCTCTTCTCCAGATACAGGACTTATCTGTGTTTCTTGTTCTGAGGTAACTACTATACCAGATTCTTTATCGTAGAATACGTTTTCTAGAACTGTTTCGTCACCCTTGATTACATCAACACCGTCAACTTTTTGAACTGACATAATGCTAGCAAACTGGTTTGCTGGACTATCAACCAAAGATAACTCAATTAGGTCATAGTCTTTAATAATTCTAATTTGTGCATCTGCTTTTTCATCATATGCATCGTCCCACTCGTTCATTCTTCCACCAATAGAAAAACCAGTGTATGTTCCATCTAGGACTTTTTCCCAAGCATCTTGTGCGCCCTTTGAGATGTATGCAGAAACATAAACACCTTTATAGAACTTCTTGGATTCTGGATCAAAATATTTTTCTTCTTTAAATGAAATCATCTTTCCTACTGCTGATGGCTGATGCATTTCTCTGATGTTCCCACGGAATTTTGCAAAGGCACTCATTGATGCCTCTGTAGTAACAATATCCATTTGCTTGTCAAGATTATCAAGGGAAGCAAAACCAGAAACAATTCTGCGGCCTTCGTCCACTTTTGTGAGTGGCATTGATAAGCGAACGTTGTCGCCTTCAGTAACCCAAGAAGCCTTATTTATTTTCATATCATTTCCTATTATATCAAATGTTTATAAAGTTTCTCAATTATTGAGATGCTCTACCCTCTCCCTGTGGATTTCTCCCAGAGATGGTTGCTGTGCCATCGGATTGGCTATTTGTTCTGTCTGTGTCCCTTTGGCGATTCCCTGCCATATTTGCTCTTGCGTCTGTAGCCTGTCTTGCAGATAGTTGAAGTGGCTCATCTCCGTGGCTAACCTGTGGCAAGTCAAGAATTTCACGAGCCTCATTTGGTAGCATAATTTGAGTCTTAACATATCTTTCAAGAATTTGGGATTGCGCTATTTCGTCTGTAAGTGTCAATTCATTGAACTTTAGTTCAAGGATATCTGTCTTCTCACGAATAATCTTATTGATAACCTTTTCCAAGTGATGCTGGGCTGGTCTTGCAACCTGCTCCTTGAATGTTCGGTCTTGCGCTAGCGCTGCTGCAATCGCACCAGAATCTGCTCCACCAAGTTTTGAAATTGGAACCTGATGAGCAATTAAAATATCATCACGATTTTGCTTGCGGTATTCTTTAAATGATCCATCCTGAATTCCATTTTCAATTGGCTCCATCTTGAACTCAACCTTGTTTTGATCTGTATCTCCAGGAAGAGGAATATATAGAGTTCTATGTGACTGAGACTTAAGTCCAGTCTGCAAGAATCTAAACATCTTGTCTTCTGCATCCCCAGAAAGTTGTGCACCCTTTAGAGTAATAACATATCTTGGTACAGCCTTATTTTCAAAATAGTCAATATTGTATTGTGATGCTAACTTGTCACCAATAAGAGAAGGCAGAGCAGACACAATGTCTGGAACCCCGTAAAAAGTATTTAGCGGTGAATACTCTTTGATATGAATAATTTCATTTGGGCGAGCATCTGTGGTTACTGGGTTTTGATTAGTTGCTCCAAAGTTACGGAAATAAACAACCTTCTGACCAATGATTTGCAAGAAGCCATCGTGAAGTCTACGAACTCTAACCGTAGTTGCAGGTATGTGTCCGATATATCCAATTTCACCTTCTACGCTTCTTCCTACTTCAATAAATCCATTTCCAGTTGCCTGAACATCTGTAAAAACCTTTTCCATAATCTTTGTAAAAGAATCATCGTCATTAAGGTTTTCTAACCAATCACGTATTTCAATTTTCATTCTTTCAACACGCTTGCGTGCACGCTTTACTTTGTCTTCATCTTCGCTCATTTCAAAACGAAGAGATGTGCTATCTGTCATATCAAAACGATACCCAAGGCCAACAATGTTTTCTACCTTAGCGTCAATAGCGGCGTGGTTAGCAAATGAGGTATCGTAAAAGTTTGCCAATTCATACATATTGTATGGTGGAGTAATAACGTCAAACAGACCGTAACCATTACGATATACAGTTCCTGGGTTTATCTGCTTAGAACCAGAGTCTTGTCCAGATGGCATAGCATTGGCAGAATCTAGATATGCTTCATCTCCAATTGCCTTATTGACAACTCTAGAAACTCTTCTTTTAAAGTTTTGATCAAGTCCAGAATAGTCCTTAAGACTTTCCCATGACTTAATAAAAGGGTCTTGGTCTTTAAAAAGATTTTCGGCTTCTTCTTGTGTATTTAAACTTGCTTTAATTACAGGGTATTCGTTATTCATCTAATGCACCTCTGCCATACTTATCAACTGTATCCTGTGCAGCCTTCCAAGCACCAAGATCGTTCATTGAAGGAATTAATCCCTGCTTAAGTCTATCCATCTGCTCTGAATGCTCTTCATCGCTAATTCTAGTAAGTCCCGCAACAAAAACCGCTTCGCCATCTCCAGGATCTCCAAAGTGTTTTGCGGCATTCTTAAGTTCTGCTATCTTAGAAATATCTCCACGCATTGACTCAATGTTAAGGACATTTCCCTCTCCATCAGTAAACCACTTACCTGTTGACTTCTTGTATACGTACAGCCCCCAGTTATATTGTTTATCTATGACCTTTTTGCGTACATTACTTACAAGAGGCTTGCCAGTTTTTTGACTAATTAATGGATTCATAACCATTAGTATACCATATTAGACTGGAGTGATTACAGAACTTGACCACTCAATAGTATCATAAATCTTTAGTTTATCTGAGTCAAGGGTCATCCCTTGTTCATCATCTATTATAATCTTGTTTGTCCCAATATAGGTTTTGTATATTTCTGATGGATTTACCCCGTAAGTTGAGGAGGTTGATATTACCAACATTCCGTTCCAAGAGTAGTTGGTTTCCCAGTACTGCCAGTCAAAGTTGGTACCATCTTCGGTTTTTACATTTGCCCACGGTCTTTTAATAATACTTTGAATTTGTTGAAGGTCGCCTGCCTGATAATATGAAATATTATTAAATACTCCTGGACCATTGATATTTATTGATCCCAAGAAGGAGTCAAATATTAAGGATGATCCAAAAGATATTCCAACAACAGTCCACTCTTTAATAGTTATGACTGGCTCTCTAACTATAGAGCCATTTACATAGTAAGAGATTCCATTAACTTCTTCTCCTGTTGAGTTATTTATTGCATATATCTTTGCCCTGCTGCCAGAAGGGTTTGTTGATTTTGTATAAAACTTAATAGTTTCATTTTTATAATTAATTTCAAATAGTTGCACTGGATCGGTGCTGAAAGACTCATCGTCATTTCTATACCAGGTCTGAAATGCGCTAACCCGATAGTTGTTTGCAAGAGTTGTATTTACTGGAAGGGATACTCCACGGTCTACTGAAACAGAGAACTCTCCCCTTACTTCAATTCCAGAATTTTTAGTCATATACAAATATGGGGTACTTCCTTTATATATACTAAAAGGATTCTTAGATTTATAATCATAATAAATTCCTGCTTTTTTGTATGGGAACAAATTATTTCCAAACTTTGTTCCAATAGGATTAAAAGAGTTGTTATTTAAAACTTGAGATGATAGGGATAGGTTTCTCAACGTTATTGACTTTGTTGTGGTGCCGCGAATATTAAATTCTAGGCGATATACTATTGCAAGTTCACTAAAGTCTATAGTTTTACTTGGATAGATTAAAGTATTATTTACAACCTCAAACCTTGTTGTTAGCCATTGTGGATGATTATCTATATCTAAAATTTTTGTTTCTATTGGCTTGTCAATAGTAAGGAAATCGCTAACTGGTGAGTTTGCTCCTTCTGCCACATACTGAAAAGTTATATAACTTTTAACATCGGAGTTATCGGTATTATATATATAGGAAAGAACTGATTGCTCAGCCATATCTAAATAATCTTCCCATCCATTTATAAGCGAGTCGTCAAGATCTCCGTATGTTCTTTGTGTTGGCAAAGAGTATTCATCATATAAATCTAAATAAGAAAAAGACTCAACACCTACATTTTCTT